AGTATCGGCTTCTTTTCTTGCGGCTTCTGTAATTTTGGTAGCGGCTTTCTCGCCCTCTGAGACAAGTCTTCCGGCTTCTGTTTCGCCAATTTTAAGCGCTTGGCTAGACTCTCTACCGGCCTGGCTCGCTAACTCTTCTTTCCTTGTCGCAACCTTGCCAGCACCCGCAGCCATACCTTCAGCACGCTCTAGGTTCATAACGTAGTTGTTGGCGCTAGTTCTCACTTCCGGCAGGGCAGTCAGCCAATCTGAGTTCTGCTTGCTGGTCAGCCAGTTCCTTGCTGCCTTGGCATTTATGTTGGCAAGGTTCTTAGCAACATAGTTCTTAGCTTCTTGAAGAACCAGGTTCCGATCACCTGTTAGTGCAATAGCGTCTGCGACTGATTGCTGGCTATTGAACAGCGCAGCAGGCAATGACTTGGCATCCGCTTTGAACTGAGTCGGATCAATCCGATCCATTGCGGTGGCCTTTGCGCCAGCCTTGGTTTTAAACTTCTCTAGCAAACGTGAAGCAATTTCATATTCCTTTTGCAACACATCATGCGCGTTACCTGCAAACTTAGACTGAATGTCGCTAAGTTTTGCGTAATACTCTTTAGCAATGTTGGAACCAATTGCAGAATAGCCCTCAACGTCCTTACCGAAAGCCACATCACCCAAGCGCCTACGCACATCATCTAGCGCATCAAACGAAGTGGGAAACGTCTTGTAAACAGGATTACCCATCTCATTGACGCCTACTTCCACACGACGCGCTGTTACTGCTTCATAGATGTTTTGATAAGCCTTCAACACGCCAGGCTCAGTCACCGGCGCTGTCTTCTGCTGTTGAGCGATTTGGCCTTTCAGCAACTTGTTACGGAGGTCTTGTACAAGTGTTTTGTATTCTGGCAACGATTCAACCAAAACACCTTGGCTTTCTTTTGCGGCTACAGCCTGATCACGCAAAGCCTTCTGCTGCTTGTAAGCCTCTGACCGTTCCAATGATCCGGTTTCAAACCTTTGCAAAATCCTGTCACGCAGTGTTGCACCCATTTGCGACAGTTCAACAGTTGCGTCACCCACCTCACGCAATCCACTCTTTGCTCTGTCTAGCAGGGTCTTTTTGGTTTCCTCTAACTCGCCTCTAGTAGCAGCCAGGCGAACACCCTTCTCACGTTCTTCTCTGGATACCTGCTGTGCTGTGCTGCGGACACCACTCGCCTGCGCTCCAGCCGTGCTTCTAGCTAAGTTGGCTTCCGCTTCTGCTAGATTGGTAGCCTTGCTAACAGAATCAGAAATACTGTCGTAAATCTTTCTCTGAGCGTCAGTTGTGAAAGGCGATTGGCGCAGTTCTTCAATCCGCTGCATAACCAGTTCACGCTGCTTGCCCGCGAGATTAGCCACACCAACATCTTGCATGACACTTCTCATCACATTGTAGGCAGTGCCAGCACCAGGCTTGACCATACTAATCAATGATCCAACACCTCTAGTGCCGCTAGTCACTGCTTCTAGTGGTAGCAGACCGCCGACAATCCTAGCGCTCTCTGCAATAGGTGGTGAAGCGCCAAACAACTCAGCCGCCTGGCCTGCTGTTTCGCTAGTCAATCCACCAAAGCCACCAGCCAAAGAACCAAGCGCACGACCTTTAGCGCCGGTCATAGAAGGTGCTGCGGCTTTCATTGCTGTACCTGCGGCTCTTACTGGCGCATACGGAACCTTCTCTAATACTTGGCCTGCGCCAAAAGCAATCTCCGGCGAGAAAGCGCCAGCAGCAGCGCCAATTCCAGTTGCGCCGCCAATATCCATTAGACGATCGCCAAACAGCTTCTCAGGTGATGCTGTCGAAGCTTTAGGCGCTGAAGGCGCTTTAGGTGTCGGCAGGTCGCTGAAATCTGTTTGCGACGGTTTTGGTAGATCGCTAATGTCAATAGCCATTATTGATACCCCTGTGAACGTAAGAAGTCTCTAGCTTTGTTTTGATCGCCACCAAAGTTAGCATCCGAGTAAGCCTTCAGTTTGTCACCGCTTGGCATAGCTTTAGGGGCTGGCATTTCGTTTCGACGATCACTGCCACCACCCAAGCCTGGGAATTGTTCCTCTAGCCGGTCTTTCTCTCTCGACATCTCAGTCACGCCTTGCTGCATAGCATTTCTGACCGCCTCATAGACACGCAGGTCAGACCTATACAGCGGGGCAAGAATCTTGTCTTCCATTCTGGTCAGTGCCTTACCACCAGTTTCAAATTCTTTACTACGGAAGAATGCAAAGGTTCTAACTAGCTTCAAAGCCTCTGGGTCATCTCTGAATGCTGCTTCTGCGGCTCTAGTGTCTAGCGCTAATAAGGAAGTCATCTTTCCCCACTTGCCTTCTGATTGCAGGCGGTCAAGGATTTGGATGCCTTCTTCTAGTTCAGGAATCAAGTTCTCACGCAGACGATGCGCCGAGCGTTCTTCTTTAGTAAGTTTTTGACTGCCTCTGCCGCCATCACCTTTTAAGCTGGCAGCAAGATATTTCATATCACGCGCATTCTGCTGACGGTCTTCTTGCATCCTTTCTTGGAACTGACGCTGCGCTTGTTTATCAGCAGCGCGTAGTTTTTCTGTTTGAATAAACTTAAATAGTTCCTGACCACCTTTAACTTGCTCTTGCAGCATCTTGATGGTGTTGACCAAACCAACCTTGTCTTTGTACTGCTTTAGGAAATCAGCACCTTCTTGGGCAAACAGCATATCTGCTTCCATGTTTGCCTTTTCCATGTCCACCGCAGCAAGTTTGGCAATGTCTACCATGCGGTTATTCAGAGCATCAATTTTTGTTTTTAATGCTTTCGTGTTGGCTTCAAACAAATCCTTTTCGCGTAGGTAACGATCTTGCCTGCCTTGTTGGTAGCCTTGCATCATTCCGTTCATGGCATTCATTGCGCCAATAGCATTACTCTTACCGCCAGCGCCAATAGCAAACCCAAGTACGCTAACCAAACTAAAGATGGTTGCCATATCTCTGACGTTTTCCTGGGTTGGCACAAACGCCTCGCCAGCACGTTCTTCCAACTGAGTGCGTTCAGCGCGTAATTCAGGCGCTTTAACTGATTCTGCGTAAGTATCAAAAGCTTCTTGTCTACGACCTAGTTGCGTAGATTCTCGTTCCGCTTTATTAGCTGCCAACTCGCCTTCAAAAGAACCATACTCTCGCTGTGCTTTTTCCAACTTGGTTCTAGGCCCACCCACGAACTGCTGGTATACGGGGTCAGACAAGACTGCCGCAGCCGCATCTTCAGAATCCGTACCAGCCGGTTGCCGACGCGCAGCAGCCTTATCCACAGCCGTGTCCATGCCAAACATCGGCACACCTGATCTTTCAGTTGGAAACATTGCAGCCATTATTGCGCTCCTTGCTGTCTTCTAATTATGCTTGGCTGATTACCAGTCATGCCCTGCATTGCCATTTGCATAGCATTAGAGAAATAATTACCTGTCAATTCGCTAACATACTGGTCTGCCTGTAATCCTGCCTTAATAGCGCCGGTTGCAATCTGGTCAGCGATTCCAGAAACTTTCAGACCTAAGTCATATTTGTTTTGCAATATTTGCTGACGGAAATTCTCTAGCTGAACTTGTGCTTGTTCTGCGCCTACGCCGCCACGACTAGCAGCGCCTTGTGCTAATCTGGCTCGCATAGCTTGCAGTTGTTGCTGTTCGCCAACACTTAGTTCACCAGACTGCGCTTGAGCAAGAAGTTCTTGTCCGCGCTCACGGTACGGCGCAGCCATCTTCTCCATATCTTCTCTAGCACGCTGACCTTGTTTAGACGCATTGCGAGAAGCAATAATCCCAGGTAAAGCTGCCAAGCCACCCATTGTTATGTTTTCAAGAACTCTTGGGCTAGTCAGTGTGGACTTTAGCCTATCTGACAGAGAAACTGGTTCAAAACCATATTCTGTAGGACTGCCAGGGCCATAAGGATTCTGAACATCCAGTGTTCGAGTGGAAGGCATAAAACCAGTGTCTGCGCTTACGTCAGGAATATTTATTGGCGTAGGAGGACGGGGCGTAAAATTAACCGTTGGATACAACGTCTGCTGTGGAACGTCTGAACTGTAATATTGCGCCGTGTCCGGTGGCGTTAAATCTATTTGCGGTGTGTTAGGTGAAAAACTATAAGGAGAAACCGGTTCAAAATCAGGTGTTGGAACAGAAGAAGTTGAAAAAGGCGCTTGCGAATAATAGGTATTAGCATTGGTGTTTACATTAGCCGTTCTACTGGGAGAGTAGTATGTATTTGCATCCATCTCATAGAACTCTAGCAACCCAGTATCAGGGTTGATCGTGCCAGCGCCACCAGCATTTTTGAGCATATACGCTTCTTTGGGCGTGATATGCACCAGCATACTGTCACCACCCCTGCCTTTTCCGGCAAGTTCTTTAGCTATTTGCTTGAGGTCGCTACTCTCTTGGAAAGTAGCCTTCAGTAGTTTTGCAATTTGTTTAGTCATAGCCACTGCCCCCTAATTCATCCGATAGTTTCAACGATTCGACGTTCCAAACAGGTTGGCGTCTTTGGCCTTTCTTATCCAAATAAGAACCACCAGCGTCACCAACACTCAGCGCTTGGGCTAACGCGCTTGAACCAGGCATCATAAGCGGCGCTCCCAATAATGTTTGTAGTGGAACTGTTTTAGTTTCAACTGCTGGTCTCCGTATAACCTTTTTCTTTTTCTTTTTCTTTGTACTCGGTTCCCCAGTAATTGATTCCATACCTTCTACTTTAGGCGTTTCAACACTGTCAACATCAGTATCTATAGGCTCAGATGGGCCAGTTACGTCAGTGCTTCCACCGTCAATACCTGTCAGGTTGATAATTTCTCTATCTGTATCAGTGATGGTCGGAGTAACGCCGCCTGTCGTTGGGCCACCGGTGCTTTCTCCGGTTGTACTGCCAGATGTTGTCGGCGTATTTGTTTGTGTATTTGTGCCGGATTGTGTACTCGTACCAGTTTGTGTACTCGTACCAGTTTGAGTTTTTGTATCTGACTGCGTACTTGCGTCTGTTTGCGTACTTGTGTCCGACTGCGTTCGTGGGTCGGTCTGGTTTCCGGTTTGCGTTCTTGTATCTGTTTGAGTCTTTGTATCGGCTTGTGTCTGGGCAGAGGCTTGTTCTTGTCTTGCGGCCTCTTGAAACTCTCTTTGTAATTGATCAGCGCTAACTTGGGTTGCGCGTTGCTCCCAAAACTGTCTTCCGGCTCGATCCGCTTCACGATTTAAGAATTGGTCGTAAAGCGCCTGAATTTGGTCTTGTTGACCTGAAGGAGCGTTGGATAAATTAGTGCGAATTTTTGGGGTAATCCCAGTCAATTCCAATATCTGTTGTTCATTTGTCGGTATTGTTGTCTGTACGCCAGGTGTTGTTGTTGGCGTTTGACCAGTAATAACCACGTTAAAATCTTGCAAAGAACTTATCGGCTGACCTGATTTATTGGCACTTTCAATAGCTGCGCGTTCGCGTAATGGTAATGTGTCTATTTCTGGGGGCGTGGGAGCGCCTTCTTTCCCAGTAAAATAATTAAATAAAGTTGAATTTCGTTGGCTTAATATTGCCGCTTCTTCTGGAGATATTTGCAAAATTTTTGACACTCGCAAAACATCGGCAGTTTGTGGCACATCTTCAAATCGAGGCGCTTCTACAACGACTTCTGGCAATCTAGGCGTTGTGTCTGTAGTAGTTAAAGTATTGTTTGGGGTGCTTAATGCCTGATCAATTAGAGCGCTTGCAAATGCGGTATCGCCCGACATAGCGCCAAGCATAGAGTTTTCTTGGGTTGCGCGTCTTACTGCTTCAGCGGCGGGAACGGCTAACAAACCAGTAGCCAAGGCGGTTGCTCCAGCACCACCAGCGGCAACAGAGGTCAAAGAAGTCACCGCAGTTGCGAGTTCTACCAAACCAGCGTTTCTAATTGCAGTAAGATTTTCTGGTTTGGCTAATTCTTTTGCAAAAGTTGGATCGGCTGCTGCTCTAGCCCTCCAGGTATCAATCAATTCTTTAGAAGCGTTACGGGCTAACTGGTTGATTTCGTCAGCAGTTATTGTTCCAGAAAAAGCAACTTCAACTTTATTTGCTGGATTGGTAAATGCTTTAAGAATGTCACCAGAAATTTGTTGTTTTGCCTGTTCCGCTTTTAACTTTTGTTCGGTGATGTAATCCTGACCAGCACCAGCCAAACCACTCACAAGAGCGCTTGCGCCGATGTCTTGGCCTGTAATAGCGGCTTCACCAGCGCCACCAGCAGCAGAAGCTAAACCAGACTTCAGCGTGAGATTCGCATCATCCGGCAGCACATCAAGCGCCGCGCCACCTATTCCTTGACCAATGCCACCACCAATTGCAGCCAATCCTGCCTGACCAAGATCGCCCGTTTGAATCAACGTACCAGTACCAGCGCCAGCAGCACCAGCAGCAACCGCAGGTAATGTGGCGCTACCGCCTACAGTGCCGCTAAGAGTTCCTGCTTGTTGAGCGCTCTTAACAGCCTGGCCTGCTGCGCCACCAGCATAAGTACCAGCGCCAGCCGCAAGACCTGCTTTAAGGATGTCTTCCGCAGAACCGCCTGTCGCAGCAGTAACTCCAGCATTAACAACGCCAGCGCCTACTGCTTGTGCCGCAAGACCTGTAGCGCCTAGCGCCTTACCAATAGCAGGCAATAACTGAGGCGCAACAGCGCCAATGATAGGAACTATAAAAGGAGCAAGTTGCTGGAAAAAGTTGGTTGATTTATCTGGTCTATAACCTTCTTCTCCAGGAAGCGCGATTCTTGAGTAAGGATCGACTCCCATACCCATACCTGTACCTCGCGGCTGACCAGCCTGCGGGTTTTCCTGTTTAGCGGCTTCACGAAACTCGACATTTAGTTGGGCGGGAGAAACTTCTTTTGCTCTACTTTCCCAAAATGCTTGTCCAGCAGGATCGGCTTGTCTTCCTAAATCCCGTAAGAACAGTCTGGCAACGTGCTGAGAAACATCCATGTTGTTTTCCCTTAAATCAATTTTGCAGCAGCCGCAAAGATTGCAAGTGCTTGGTAATCAATGTCACCGCGCAACCCTTCAGCATCGCTTAATCCAAAGCGTCTAAGTCTTTCCATAAACATCGGATAGACCTGCTGATCCTGGATGCTCATTTCTGCCAGCTTCCCTAACTCTTTTAGCTGCTCTGGCATCAATCCAGTTTGCTCCATTAGCTGCATGACCATTTCCCTAGCCTGCTGCGTTTGCGGATTGTTCATAGCACCGCCACCGCCTTGCATGGCTTGCATAACATCTGCGTTTTGTTGCATTGCAACATTTCTATTTGGTTGGGGAAGCATAGCCATAATCAATTTTCCAATTCAAGGGCAGCAACAATCTGTTCATGAATGTACAAGTGACTGGCTATCCAGTCATAAAAATCTTCTTCTCTATTCCAGTCTGTATCTAGCAAATTGAAGGGGTTATTTAGCCCCAAAAGGTTGGCAAAAGCTTGGTGTTCAACCTGATGAACCTGCAACCAGTCATCCAAATTGTCGATATCAGCGTCAATTAGAGGGAAAACAGGCACTGTAAAGCCTGCATCCATGAAGGTTTCCTGAAATAACTTGTGCTGAACACCGTTTTCGAACAAAAACTCTCCTAGCGAGTCCTTATCGCCGAACTTTACGATGCTAAGAGTCTCCATGTTCATACTTTGTCAGCCTTACCTTCCAGTTTGTCGAAAATCTTGCCTAACATTCCTTTAATCTCATGGATGTCGTTCTTGTAATCGTCTTTACTGACGTACAAGTGCGGCAAATCCCGAATATCCTCATCTAAACGGTTCAACATCCGTGTAATATTGTTCAGTGTCCAACCACCAAAGAAGGCGGCGATACCGACAACAAGATTAAATAGCATTTGGGCTTCCAATTTAGACCCCGTAATCTTACAAACCATCGCCAGGCGTGATGTACACCGCAGCAGTTCCAGATGCTGTTCTTCCAGTAAAGAAAGCATTGGGCAAAAATGTCAGTATTTGAGTGGTATTCCCCAACAATGGGAAAGCCTCTCCTGTTGTGCTGATACTTGCTGATGCGGTATTGGCTGCTGCCGCAGTTGTGCCATAACCTAGAAACACGGTCACGCTTCCTGCATTTACAACTCTGTATTGATTGCCACCCAAAGTAGTAGAAGAACACTGGATAGCGGTAGGCGCAGTTGTAGCAGCAGTAAAAATTACTGTGTTGCCTGTTTTTGTAAAAGCATTAATTCCCATTTAATCCTCCGGTTGAGCAGGCCAATCTACAGCCCAAGGAAAACCATCTTTTTCTGGCAAATCGCGTAGTGCCTGGCGGTAAGTTGCCCAATCTGTTTTGTTAGTAATTGGCGTATCAGCCAATTGCGTCCAATCTGATTCAGCAAGTCTGCGATTACGATCTTGGCGCACATTTCCAGATTGCTCTGCATCACGCCTAGACTTATAAGCGGATTCCTGTTGAGCTGCCGATCCTTCTTCGTTATCAATGAAGATTGGCCCTAGCACATATTTTTTGTACCACTTCCCATCTTCTGCTTTCTCTATGCCAGAAAACTGGCTGTACTGATAAACAGTTCCTCCAGTTGCTTGTGGCCCCTCGAACACAGGCTCAATCCCGTTTTGCACCATAAACTCTGGAGTTATTGGCGAAGGAACATCAAGTCTGCTTTTTAAAACATTCCGTAGCGAAGCATCCGTTGCAAAATACTCGCCTGTCGCTTCTATTCTGTATCCCATAATATTTTCCCTACGCAATAGCTAAGAAAAGATATGAACCGCCGGAATCATTAATTGCTGCTGGTGCTGTACTAGTAATTTCAAAACCCGCACTCGCGGCATTAATGTAATCAGTGACTGTGTTTTCTGCTGCTGAACTATCCATAAAGAAAAATGGATCACCACCAACAGCAATTCCGCGAGCGCTATCCCAAACATACCAGTTACCAATAGCATCTGTTCTTTTTATCATTACAAATCTTGCGCCAGTGGTAAATCCACAATCAATAACTTGTGCCGCGCCTGTTCCCGTATAACCACCTGATTTTGAAACGCCGCTAATAGTTCCAAAAAGGTAAGCAACGTAGGTAGTACCACTTCCATTAACTTCACTTGAAGTACCAAGGCTAAATACACTGGCGGTCGGGCTGGTGCTATTCCAGCGGGTAGTCGCGCCAACAACTTTTCCTGCTGTGCTATTAAGGAAAATATACTGCGTATTTGTTAAAGCCGATGAATACACATTCCAACCCCCTACAGCCGATCTTGCTTTTACAATCATTAAATCTGGAGCAACTCCTAGATTGTGTGCTTGTGTAGTGTTTGCGCCAGTTCCCGTGTAGCACACAACATCAAAGAAATAAGGTGCGCGGGTAAACAAGTAATTAATGTAGGTATTTGCTGATGCGTTGACAATAGTTGAAGTTGTTCCAACTTTAACCCCATCCATTACATCCCAAGGATTAGATTGTAAAATTGTTGTTCCGGCAGCAGTTTCTGCGGTTGTTGCGTTACTTGAAAGATAGTTAATTCCAACAAGTCTAGGAACCCACAAAGGTACGCCTGACGCACCCCTATTTTTTATAATAGCCAAATCGTCAATTGCGGAACCGCCTGAAACAGTTGCATTTGCCCCAGTACCAGTTCTTGCAGATAACTGAAGAACATTTGCTCCACTTACCGGAACTCTCATTGGCCCACGACGAATCGCAATGTAAACAAAAGTTGATCCGGCTTCATTGATAGGCTGTTGTAGCCCATCAAAAAAGAATCCGGTCGCGGAAGCAACAATCCTATCAGCCGCAGTTGTTGTTTCAATAGCAGCAGTATTAGGAGCAAGCCAGGAATTTGGCCCCGTTCTCGCCATCCCGCGCATATTGTCAACAGCCACCCACTGAGTTCCACTCGTTGTAATATTTTTAATTAAAACCCACTGCGGTTCATACCCAAGCTGAACAACTTCTTGCGCTCTATGATTGCTTCCAAGATAAGTTCCGCAACTGATAACATTGTCAGCGGCAAAATCACCAAATCCACCTGCGTCATGGGCAAACGCATAAATCAATTTTGTACCAGTAATTGCGGCAGCTGAAATTGTGACGGTCGTGCCAGATACGTTAAATGTTGTAAAACTTGCTTGGTTATCGGTCGCGTTTAACAACAACTTGTTACTGCCACTTAATGACCGATGCCATACAAACCAGTTACCGCTACCAGTATCTTTGACAATTACAGCACCTAACGTGCCTAAGTTTGATAAATCAACATTTGTTGCCGTGCCATTCGTATGCGGAACAGCTCTCACGTCAAAAAACTTATCTTTTTTTTCAAAAGTCCACGACGCATAATTTGCGCTACTTGTATTTAGTTTGGCTAGAGAACCAATACTAAACCCGTTGAAATTAAAAGAAGTAAGACCGTTTACCTGTGTTGTTTGCGCTGCGGAAGAATTGGATACCAAATCAAATGTTGCACCCCGCGCAGTATCGTATAAAGCATGGTCAGTAGCCGCTGATCGACTTTTGATCCAGACCATCCCGCCTGATCCAGACAAATCCATTCCGTTATCAATCGTTTGTGTTGATCCGTTTCCCGTATATAAATACGTCGAAAATACGTCTTCAACGTAAGAAGGCCCAGGAGTAGTCTGGCCTCCAAAACAAGACAACAGCGCTTGTAGAATGCCTGTCATATCAGATTTGTGCCTGAAATCAACCAAGAGTTGCTGGTTACTTTTACTGCTGTCGCAATACCAAACTGCGTTAGTGTTCGGCTACCAGTTGCCCCGTTTCCAGCCAAATACATCGTGTCGCTAGTCAGAGAAATTGTGATGTTGTTAGCTGAACCATTAATAATGGTTACCGCCGAACCAATTGTGAATGCGACGTTCGAGTTTGCTGGAAAAGTGTAAACCGCAGCAGCCGTGTTAATTGGGTGATAAATATGTTTTCCAGAATCGCCAAGAACGACGTTGTAACTTCCATTCTGGATGTTCTGCGGGATACCCATATAGCCAACTACATTGGCGCTATCTGTTGTTGCATTAGCTACATTCGCGCTAATAGCCCCGCCGCTAATAGTGACATTTGACAGCGTTATGTTGCTTATTGTTGAAACTGTATTTCCAAGCTGAATTACCGTATTTCCAAGCGTAATAGGCGTAGCAAAGTTTGCATCCAGTTGCGCCAACGGAATCGAAGTCGTGGCGCTGGCAAATGTATTTGGAACCGGCATTTAGAACCTCACTCTTAATTCGTGTTCGTATTCAAAACCGTTAATTACCATTGCCGAGGAATTAGAAGTAACGGTCATACCAAGATATTTACCCCATTGTTGCGCGTCAGTTTTGTATAAGACATATCCACTGGTACTGAGCCAGGAAATTACGCTAGATGAATTGTTAATCCAAGAAATAGGAGCGCCAAAATTGTTAGTCCAAACAACATAATTTCCTAAAAGATAAGGCGGGCTAGAACTTGATTCGCTATCAATTGTTGTTGATAACAAACCAGCGCCATCTATTGTTGCTTCAATTCCAACCTTTAATGCTTGTTTTGTCCTGATTGGATCGGTCATCGGCATCAGTGCCGTTTCAATAACGCTATCAATCAAACTCGTAGAATCTGAATACAAAAACACTAAGTCTGTTCCGGTAGTTCCGTACATATTGATTTTTCCATTTGTAGGAATGGAAGTAATCAATTTTAAATTTGGATTTTGCTTAGTAAAAAACCATTTTTTATCAAAGAACACCGCTTGGATGTATTGATATGTGCCGTTATAGTTGTAGCGAATATTAAAAGCAGCACACAAAATGTTGTTTATAAGTACCTGACCACCAGTAATCTCTGCTGTAGTAAAGTCAATATCAGGGAAGACACCATCCAGAGCATCTGATATTTTTGAAGTAGTAGAGCCAACAAGTGCGTAAGCACCGTATTCGTTCATAAACAATACTGAACGGAAGAACGGGAAAATTGCATACGGCAACCGAGTACCTACGGAGGCAGATACGTTGGTGTTGGTGAATATAGTTGTGCCTAACGATGTGACGCGAACATCAGAAAAGACGTTTATGCTGTCTTCGCCAAAAATGTACAGGAAGTTATTGGCAGACAGAATTTGAACAATATTGCTATGGAGCGTGCTATCCGTTAAAACAAGGTTGCCAGCAGACACGCTTGTAAAATCGCTATAAGAATCAGCAGCAGAGTAAAAAACAGTCCTTCCCTGGCTAACCCAAGCTCTTCCTGAAAAAGTTTGTATTCCTGAGACTGAATCTGTTTGGATAACGGCTTTGGCTGCTCCATTATTGCCTCCCCCGCCCGTAATCGTCACAGTAATGTTGGCATTATTGGTATAGTTGATTCCAGGATTGGTCATTACAATCCGTGAAATCTGATTACCAGACAAAATTGCCCTAGCAGCAGCATTTGTACCGCCACCACCTGTAATTGTCACAACCGTATTTAATACGTTGGTGTAGCCCGTGCCAGGATTAGTGACATTGATGTTAACTGTACCTTTTCTAAACGTCACAAAACTACAAACAGCATTTGCTGCGTTTGCACTACCACCACCAAAAATCGTAACTGTTGGTGGATTTATGTAACCCGATCCAGCTTCTGTTAGCGTGATAGCCGTAACCGCATTAGCAGTAACCGTCGCTTGAGCCGTTGCCTGAATGCCGCCAACTTGATCTGGAGCAGAAATATTAACGACAGGTGTGCTTGTGTATCCGCTTCCTGGTCTAAGAATAGCTATTGATCCGACGGAACCAATAGTAACTAGATTAGTTCCATCCCAAGAAAAAACACCTTTTTCTGGATCGCCAATTAGTATTCTTTCGCTTTTCCATTGTGTCGTGTTAATTCCAACATTGGAAAACGTACCAGCGACCGCTACATTGCTTTTCGTGTAATTAACAACATTAATTGCTTCAGCTCGACCATCCTCGCTAAATCCCAAAGCAAAATCTGAATTATTAATATTGCAAGACGTTAGGGTTGTAACTGAGTTGGAAAATGAAACATTCGCAGTAGTAAAGGTTGGAACAATTTTAAGATTGGCGTAACCAATAGGCATGGCGTTTTCTAACCAAGAAAACTCATCCTTATCAATAGCCGTGCGGTTAGCCTTGGTGTTAACACCTCTGAAGTTCTTGACTACCTCGTAACTTTTCTTTTGTTCTGTCGCAGCCATAGTTAGAACGGAGTGCTGTAAGGATCAGGCATTCGCCTTGTGAACGTAGTGTTAAGTACAGAGCGAACCTTACTAATATATTGCTGGTAAAAAATTTCAGATTCGCCATAAGACTGTTCTTTGAACTTCGCCGTATACGCTGCGTAGTAAGCAACAGGTGTTGTATACGGATCAATAATGCTATCAACCTCTGCGCCATTGACCAGCGCCACAGGCAAGATTGTAGTGTCGACTTCGATGGTGTAAACCTGGTCAGGAATCGGAGAAATGTAAATCTGGTTCTGACCGAAAACAGAAAATGCTACAGGCCGACCAATGTAGTTCTGCCAATAGCGTAATTGTGCGTTGAACTGCGTCCAGGGCATATAAGACAGCGGATAACGGCTGTTCCCCCAAAACACGTTGACGTTCAGAATATCTAGCGTCTGCCCAGTTTCCGGCAAACTGTCGTAAGGAATAATCTCGCAATTACCAGCGTACCGAAACTCTGCCGTGCCATTTAAAAAAGGCGTTGAAGGCGGGTAAGCGGTGTAGTTATCTGGATAAGGCGGTGGAGTGTCACCTGTCGTTCCAGCAACAGTGACCTCATAAATAAAGATGTTTGAAAAAACTAAAGCGCCAACGTCGTAGAACGTATTTGCAGTCCAAATAACTGGATTACCCGAATAGCCTACGGGTGCTATTGGTGTTTGAGCAACTTGTAGTTTTCTTAGACAGCCGGTATCTCTGGCAACACGATCACGCGCACCATTGATGTAATCAGTCAGTTCCGAGTCGGAATAGAAATTCCCGTTTGCATCATGCAACAGCCTACGGACTTCCGTGATATAGCTGTTAAGAGTTGCCATTTAAAACCCATATCTAAGCGGCTTTAACGACTGTTCTCCCCCGATGTGCTTTAGGCACAAGGGGGGTTACTGAGTCATCGCCAGGGGATAAAAAGCGATTCTGTTCCGGCTTATCTTGGGTTATCTCAAACTTCGCCAACTTGACCAAACCTTCTTCGATCTCATTGGTTGATTTGCATAACCCAAGCATCACCATCGCAGGAAGTTTATTTTCCTGCTCATAACCAAATACATGACGTGCCATCTCTACGCTGATCTCGACTGGTTCGTTTACAGGAAACTTATAGTCCTGAAAGGCGTAGGTTTGGATCAAAGCGTTTTCGCTTCGATTAGTCACATATACAGTTGTCATAGAGTAACGATGTCACCGTAAACAGTAATGTCGCAAGTGCCGCCGCTAACCGCCGTGTTCACCTTCACATACATTGAACCGGCAGAATAGACCGTCGTAGCAGTACCAGTTGCCAGCGTAACATCCTGGAACTTAGTTGTGCCATCAACAGAAGACAGAACAGTTGCATTGCTAACAGCATTGGACGCATTGCCATCATTCGATGTCAAAATCGTCACGTTAGCCGCAGCAATGCTCTGATTTGCATTAGCGACAACAATCCTGCGAACAATGTACTCCGAACCACCCACGATAGGAATTTGAGCAACTGCGTTTCCGGTGGCAGCGACGCTAACGCCAACTGCCTTACCAAAAGCAAAGCTACCAAACCCGTCTGGATAGAGCGAACCTACATGGTTTGCGTTCATGCCGCCCCCTTACGATGCGTAAGTGCTGCTTACTGCTTCGCCGCCATCGACGGTGAACAGCGTGATCGTGGGAGCGCCTGCCAACACATTCGCACGGACGTTAGTACCGTCAGCAATGAACAGACCACCTGTGTTATTGGCAACCACAACGCTCCAAGAAGCATTGCTGATATTGCCAGTAGTGTTGGTGTTCAGTTCGATAGTGACGTTTGCAGTCGGTGCAATGTAATAAGTACCGGCTGGCAAAACTACTGTAGCGTTACCAGCAGCTTGCACCTGGAAATATGCCGCCGCAGCGTTAGTGGCTGCGCCTGCTACCAGAATTTTATTTAAGCCAAGAGCCATGACTATTTCTCCTTTACAGTGTCAAAGAGTTGTAGCCCGTGACCTTGGTCATCGACTTAGGCTTCGTATTGACCAATTCAGCAATCGTCAGCACTGCGCCAACGTAGCCAATCTGCCAGTTCGGAAGGGTCGATTCAAAGCCCGTGAACACAAACGAACCCTGCTCATGGATGTAGAGCGACAGGTAGTTGCTGTTCAGGAAGTAAACAGTACCTTCAGGGCAATAAGGATCAGGATAAATTGGCACACCAGCGACCATCAAAGCACGGAAAGCTGCTTGTGGGCCATTGGAGTCACCATCAAAGCCGTTACCTGGGGTGATCATGTACTGTTCTTGACCGACAAAGTCTTGAGCCAGCAATGTCCAAGTACCGAAGCCGCAAACACCAAACGACGGTACTTCAGCGCCGTTCTTCACGGTTCCACTGATGTACTGGAGGATGTTTTGACGAGTTGGGTTGACCGAACCAGCGGCATACTCTTTCGACTGCCACCAAGTGTAGGCCGAACGGCTAATGTTGCCGTAAGTACCCGATGACGAAACAGCAGCCGGTAGGCCAGTGAACTGTTGCGTGTTGGTTGTGTTGTTGTACAAGGCGGTAGCCATTGCATCCATCATCACGTTAGTCGCGTCGTTCATACGCGCTTCGATCAGAGGAATGATAGCTGCGTCTTGCTGAACTGCACCTTCCATACCGAGGAACGGTACTGGGGCAATCATCAGCTTCAAGTTGAATTCAGCGTTGTAAGCACCCTGCTGAACAGACGGTTGAGCGAACGAGCCGCTGTAGTCTGACCACTGAGCGTTTACGAACTGTGAACCCTGGACAGGAACAGTTACAGAGGAAACGCCGCCGGAAGCCTGTTGCGAGTTAGCAATCAGAGCCGCCATCAGCGGTGTCGAGTTATAGAGTTGTACGACCAGCTTCGGGATAAACGCCCTACGGGTAACGTAAGTTAGTTCCGTAAATTGCGTACTACCCGTTGCCGGAAGAATACCGCCACCAATAGGCATAGTTTATCTCCGAGTCAAAAATCCCCTTGTTTACAGGCCAATGGGTCGCGGGTTTTTCCGCAACTCATTGAGTGCTTTTGCTGCTTCATCCCGTGCGCCAGCAACAGGGTTCTTCCAGTATTTCGACAGGTCGAACTTGTTGATAGCTGACGGGTTATAACCAGTTGGCGTAGGTGCGGCAGACTGCTGCATCCAGCGCCAGTATTCCGCTGCTGCTTCGTGGTTAGTAATGCCTTTTTCTAGCATGACTTTCTCCACTTCCTGAATGTCATCATCATTGTCAATCAGACCTTTGGACTTCAACTTGCTGCGACGCTTGTTGAGTTCATCCATCGCATCCTTTTCACGAAGCCTTGCTTCCAATTGAGCAACACGGTCATTTGCCTTTTCGACAGCATGGCGCGTGTAATCCTCAATTTCCAGTTCGGGAATCGGCATCTCCGGCTTGACCTTCTTCACTTGACGCAGAAAGTCTTTGCGCGTTTCAGGATTCTCGGACAGTTGTTTTGCAAGCAAAGCCAGTTCATCACGGGCTTCTGGTGTTAGGTCTTCTAATGACATGATTATCCCCTTAATAAATTAAACAACCCGCTTACCGTCACCAGGCTTCTGAACTTGCATCTTGTTCTTGCTGCCTGTTGCACCAGCGTTCTTCAGACCGCCAAACTCCGAAAAACGGGGAGTATTAACGATTTGACCATTCTGCTGGTTGTTGTCGGTAGGGCGGCGAGGTGCGGAAGCACCGCGTGGCTTAAATAAATCCATGATTTCTCCTTACATTGTTTGAGGGGTTGCGCCTGGCATCTGCATACCAGGTATTGCTGGCGCTGCTGCCAAAGCCTTACCT